TTCTTAAAATATATATCATTTGAAATCATGGAAATTTGTAAATCGTTTAAAAATTTCTCAGCATCGTGTTGACCATGAGAATTTGTCAATACTGTAAATTCACATTCCATGCTACGGTAACATAGATCAATATTAATAACTAATTTTGCTTGTGTAGTAATATCTCTTATAAAAAAAGTTCCATATACTGGCATAGTTGCCAATTCATCATAAGAAACATTCATTTGTTCATATTGAGTACAGTATTTATTATTAGACTTTAATAAATCTTTCCATTCATACTCATCTAAAAATGGTATTATATCATAAGTAGCAGATGGTCCTGAATATTGACGAAAGAGTTTTATAAACGCCCACGCATTTAAACTTCTAGAAAAAACTGGATAACTCCTATTAAGACTTATTGCTTTATGTATTTCACATCCTAACCAAAGTTCTTTAATAGCAGAATCTAAGTTATTTGGGGTACATTTATTATTTTTTACGAGTTTAGAAGTATACTCATTTAATTTTGAAAAATACGAATCTATAAAGTAATTTGCTGCACCTACTAATTGTCTTGAAACATCGTACTCATCAGGCATTATTCTAGAAAGATAACTAGAAATTTTCCTGATATTTCTATCCATATTAATATACAATAAAATAAAGTTTATCGCATATCTAACACCTAATAAATCAAAATATGTAGATGTTAGATATGCGAATTATATCAAGCGATTTTTGCTGAAAGTGTGAACTGCAATTTTTTACCACGAAATCCAGGTCTACGTTTCGCTACTTCTGTTGCAGCTCGTTCTATGAGCTTCATATTGAGTGGTCCAGTGAATTGAATATCAATTCGTGGCTCATCTTCAACAGTATTTGAAATGATAGAACGCACATGGTCAACTGCGCTTTTATCACCATTAACTGCTGCTATAGCACACCGGATATCAGATGCAACCATGTCTCTACTAGGTTTCTTGGAAGCATCAATTCCAGCAGCTATATAGCGGACAAACTTAACAATTTCTTTCGGATTAATTTGATCCATGTTTAATACTCCATATCAAAAGCTAAAGAGTCATTGTTGATTATATTAAAATAATCAATTAACTTCTAAAATGATTGAAAATACGATAAATCATAATGTAATATTAATGTGATTGAACAGTATTTCACACAAAAACAAATTGGTGAATATACTATAAAAATATTCGAAGTAAAACAATCTACGATAGAAACAAAATTAAGAGAACGTTATTATCTAGTAATAATTGAAAGCAGTAAAATAAAAAAAATAATTGGAACATTTAATAGGTATGGATCATATAGTAACATAAAAATTAACGGTACGAATGATCAAACTAATTTAGATATTTCTAAAGAATTAACAGAAATATCTAAATTAATAACTTTGCATAATATAATGATAACTTAATTTCTATTTTCAAGGCTTAGTCCTCGCAATCTTAAGTATTTTAGGATATCTATCTTATTTTTATTAGTATTTTTCACTAATTCTGATAACTCAGCATTAGTGAATTTAGTTCTGTTTTCATCATTAATGAAATGTAGAAATTTTTTAAGACTGGAGTATTGATTGTGCGATTTCATATCAACAGAAACTGCTTCTTCAGGAGGATCAGCAAGAATATCGTCTACCAGACGTTCGATTCCTGATTTTACTAATTCAATATCTTGAATTTCTAGATATTGAATATTTTCAAATTCATCTATTGTAAATAAGACTTCGCCAAGATTATATGTTCTAGATATTGATCCTCCTATTCTTTTATTATAGTATCCTATTTGTAATTCAATTATTCCTACTTCCCAATCTTTTAAAGCGAAATTCCCTCCTGATTTCTCCCAATCTTTCCATTCCGTACTTCCAGGTTCAGGAGAATTTGAACGAATTGTGGTAGGATCATATTTAGCTTGTACTAAAATCCCACCTATCAAATTCTTATTTAGCCATACTGTAGGTTTTAAACCGAAAGAAACGTATCCAGAATGGAATCCCTTTCCAGTATCTCCTGTATCGTACAGTCTATCTTCAAAATAATCTGTAGGAAATAAACTAAAAATTTCTGGTAGTAGTTTACTACGTATTGATCTAGCTAAAGATGCGTCATTTGAAAATATTATTTGCTTAGCTATGTGCACCAAATCCATATTTAATCATATAATCATAAATCTAGTCATCCATTACATATTTTAATAAACATGTGTTGCACCCTGATTTTGCTCCTTCGTCAATTGTTTTATTACAAAATTCACACAACTTTTCAACTATGAAAGGAGTACCTACTAATTTAGCAAAATCATTAGTTATGGTAACTGAAGAACTACATAATTCCGATCTAATTTGATTAGCAATTAAACTTCCTAGTAATCTATTTTTCATTATTAGTTAATTTACATTTAAATTCTGATTCTTATTTGTAGTGTGCTAATTATGTACTCAGATGGGAATACTGGAACGTAAATGGCACTTGCACGTAAAACAGTAGGATCATTTTCATCGGATTCAGCGGCGATAGCAACAACTTTAGCTACTATTTGACTACCAATAAGATTTGAGAATAATCCAGTTAACGTATTCTCAACATCTTTAATTAAAGACCCACTGAATTTTTGACCAACATACGGATCAAGAACTTGACGCTGAGCCTGTTGTACATATTGAATTGTTAAAGTAACTGATGGAGTACGTGTAATAACAGTATCAAGTCTAGTAGTTAGCCCATGACGAATACGCATTCCAGCATTTGCGAATTCAATTATTGAGACACCTGAAACCGCAACCTGGTTAGATTCAGTAGGATCTAAAATACGTCCTAATTTCTTGAATCCTGTAACCTGACGTCTAGTCCAAGGTGTAGCAACGTCAATAGATGGATTGCAAAATGTTCCTGCCAATGCTGCAGCCATGTATGAACCATCAACAAGCTGATCAAACATGTTTCCAAAATTATCTTGCACAGAAATTATATAGCTATCTGGATAAGTAACAACCATTAATTCAGAATTAATTGCCTGAGCAATAGCGCGTACCCCAACAGGTGTTGTTCCAGCAGCAACACCGACAATACCTATACGTTCACCCTCTTGACGAGGTGCACCCATAAAAATACAATGTTTATTTAGCGCTGCAAAAATTTGAGGATCGGTCCCTAATGGGGTAATAATATCCGGCTTTACAGATCCTTCAATCGGTTTGCGCTGTTCATCTATAGCATCTAGAAATGCTACTATGCTTGCTTGAGATGAATCAGGAGCCCTTAACACCTGTTTTAACCCAATTAAAACAGCACCGTTCAATAGGGCAAGACGTGCACCTAAAGCTAAGGGGTTTTCAGGAGTTGGTGGACCAAAATTCTGGTGAATCTTACGTAAATCACGAAAAAGCATAGTAGATAAGTCTGTTTTTGCAAACTTATAACTAACAAAATACGTGTCACCAACACCAGGTTCACTGCCACCCTTATTGAATGTTGACAATAATGCAGTTGTTCCTACACCCATTCCTATAGTATTAAATACAGTAGTTTCAAGTCCAGCAATACCTCTAGACGGTATTGCTGCGTCAGCTATCCAATTTGATCCAACAATTAAAGTAAAACTTCCACCGTTTGAGTAATCTCCGGAAGATGCTGGTAGAATTGTAAAACGTAGACCTGTAATTGAATTTATATATGTTTGACCAGGAATACCAGTACCGAAGGTACCATTTGGGTTTGAAGAAGTAATATTAAAACCGGATTGAGAAGCTTCACCTGTATCCCCACTAGTACCAGGGTAAATTCCAATACCAGTATCTAATGATGTGAAAATTGAATTAAGATATGGTATAAAAGATATTGTTGAAGTTGTTCCAGTAGTATTAGAATCTATACGTATGTATGTACCAAGACCTGCAACATTAATCGGCCATGCAACTGCAAGAGCATTGAAACTTGCATTGTAGTTTAAAGCATTTACAATAATTGACGCTGTAGGTTGATCTCTTGTTACAAATGTTCCAGATGTAAACCCTAATACTGTATTTGCAGTTCCTAAAGATGAGATGCTTATGCGTGAGTCTACCGTATTTAATTTAGTGGTTAAATAGAAAAATCCTGAATAGACTCCCTGTCCAGTTATTGCAACCAATTCAGCATTTGAACTAGTTACAATATTAACTGTATCAGCAGCTAAATGATATACTGCGCTTGCTTGGTGTATTGAGAATGCTTCCTTTATTGAGAATGCAAGTATCACTGCACTCTTTAAATCAGTTGCATCTTGAACAATTACTACATCTGCCATATCAGCAACAGAATGGTAAACACCTCCTATATTAATAATATGTGAATTAAATTTAATCTTAAGTTCATTAATTAGTGCCAATAATGTAGCTAAATCAGTAGCAACAGCAGAAACAGATGTGTTAGTTACGTCAGCAACAGAATGATATGTAACAGCATCTGCTATGTGCGCGTTATAATTAGTCTGTATATCATTAGCTAATGCAATAGCAGATAATTCTGCTGTTGCCTGTTCAGTTACCGACGCTGAAGCAACGTATCCAGCATTAATATAATTTACTACAGCATCTGTAGTAACGCTTGTACCTGCTGGTAGATTAGATGAATAGTCAGATCCATTAACATTAAATAAGAATGTATCATTAATTCCTGATGTAATTATGTATGGGCCACTGTTTGATGGGTGCATTATTGGTGCATCATTTAATGCATCATAACTACCATAACTTTCTAAGTTTGGAGAAAAACCTAAAGTTTTGAAAGCATCCGTTTGACTGGGTAATGTTGGAGTTAAAATCTTTACGTTTGAATACAATCCGTCATTTAATGACTTCGTATTACGACCAGAAATCTTTAAAATTTCTAAAGAACCATAAGTGATTACTGATACTAAATTATTTGGTGCAGTAGACGCAAATGTTGCAGATAAATCAGTGTGAGTTTGTATATCAGCATCTATTACAGCATTGATAGCAACTGCAACCGATGTTAGATTGGTTGAACCAGTCAAACTTACTGGATCTATATTGATACCATCTATATTGATAACAGCATAATCAGATGGTGCAATCATTAACGCTGTAGAAACTGGTTTACCTAATAATACTGCTGCAAATCCTGTAGATAAATCAACAGAAATTGGGGGATTTCCATCTATTATTATTCCACCAAATACTGATAAGGCTGAATATATATCATATGGTTCAGGTAATGCATTTGAAAAACTAGCATTTGTAGCAGGAAGTAATGAAGAATCAAATGTTATTGATAGTGTTTCTGAAACAGGACTACCACCATAATGGAAAGCATCAGGTATACTCTCAACACCACTAGGCCATTGAACAGTTTCTGGAAGAGCCGATTTAACACCAAACATTGTTTGCATTATTGCTGAATCATTATTTAATTTTGAAGAAACTGTAAATCTTCCTGTTCCACTGGGTCCTGCAGTAACAACATTTAATGTATATGTATCATCAACAATAGTATTGTACCAGAACGTAGCAAATGCTTTAAGATCAGCAGAAACCGGATCTTTTAACGTGAAACTATTTTCAGAAGAATTAGCTTCTACAACCTGAACTGCAGGTTTAGCTAATGCATCACGAACATTCTTACCAATATGAACAGTAATAAGATCAGGACGATTTGTTGGTAAATCAATACGACCATTTGAAACTGAATTAAACAAATTCAAACCAAGAGGCGTATCACGACCATTTCCGGTCGTGGGTTTTAAAGGAAGAATGAACTTTGTTGTAGATACAACATTAGTTATTACATCAGTATACCTTTTAGTTTCAATTGCATAAACACGATCATCAACTAGTAATGCGGTTACCTGAGTTGAATCTAATGGTACATTATTAGTAACTTCACCAGAAACAACCTGATAAGCAGTTCCCCATATAATCTTAGATTGATCACCGTTATTAACTACTATAAAATCAGGACCGTTTAAGAAATCTCTACGACTTGGAGAAATCCCTATGTTCCCTACGGTAAGTACATTTGAATTTGGCAAATAATCAAATGTATCCTGGAATGTATTAAACCAATACTGAACCGTAACTGTAGATCCAATATCAGGTGCTTGAGCAAGTGTAATAAGCCTATTCAACCCATCAACAGAAACAGGTATTGTTTGGACTCCATTAATAATAACAACTATTTTTGATGTATCTGTAGTTGTAACACCACCATCTGATCCATCAACAACAGGTCCTTGGAAAACTCTAAATTCACGAGTACGATTTGTATAATCCCCAGGATTATAACCTAAAATACCATTAGCATTTCCAGATCCTATCCTAATATTCTTTTTAGCAACTATTGAAACATGATTAAATCCACGATTATCAGGAATAGAAGATGCTAAAAGACCATTGATTGATGCGGAATTTATATCATTAGCAATATCAGATGCAGTACGAGAACCTGGAGTTAATGTTATTGATGTTGAAATAGCTGAATCATCAATGAATAATTGAAGATCATCATTTGTTCCAGTAGTAATATTGTAATTTTCTGATTTTGGTGCTGTAAGTACTGCTGACGTATCTGAAACCTGATCAGATACGTCATCTGTTATACTAGTATCACGCCTTCTAAAATAATAGTTAACTGATACTATATCAGTAGGAGCTATCTGAGTAAGGATTGTTAATAGTCCATTAGTACCATCAACTTGACCAATAACTGTCTGAACACCATTAACAAATACAGATACTTTACTTACATCAAATGTAGTACGTCCAGATCCTTCTCCGTCAACAATAGGAAAGTTTCTAACCTTAAAAGTAGTGTAGCTACCATTCTGCGCACCAAGAATTGGATTGTTACTAGGACCACTAATTTTCCATCTACCAGAAGGATCCTCCCCAAAAATAGGAGTATCAGAAGAACTACTAGAACCACGAACCATCTCAAAATCCGTTTGAGATAATGATTCTTGAGCTACACCTATTAAGACTGGTACCCTAAGCCCGCCTAATAGTTGGCCAATAACTGGCTCTTGTGTGGTCCTAGTATAAACTCCTGGAGGCGCATACGTAGTGAAAGGTCCGATAGGCATAATCGCTCCTGCGTTTAATTAAATTTACGTATCTGTATCAGGCAATTGCCAAAATTACGGTTTATGTATCGTATCAATATAGCAGAAGCTTTATTCTGGTTAAAATTAAAGATTATAGGGAGCCTAATTATGTAGATTAACTATTCAATTTAGCTTTTTTAAAAATACTCAAAGCCTTTTTTCTTATTTTAAGAGTTTCAGTATCTGTTGGAAACACGTTACCTGAAGAATCAACAGATATTTCAATGGATCCAGATTCACGCCTTACACGATCATGCTCTTCTTTCTTTTTACTGTATGCCTTCCATTTCCTATTTGCCGATCTTCCTATTGCTTTATCTAGAGATGGGTAATCTAGATCATGAATTCCTGAATTTCCTTGGTTAGTTGGATCACCTTCTGATAATCCTTTAAATTGAAAATTTGACGCAGATGGGACACGTTTACATATGCTTCCACATTTACCACATCCGTGTTCCTTTGAATATTTAGATATATCTGATTTAAATAAAATTAATTCCTCAAAAATCATCTTACATTTCAAACAATGGTATTCATATACAGGCATCATTAATATTACCAATACTATTTAATTATCTTATTCGTTCGAATGTGATATCGCTCCCAGGATTAAAAGCTATCCCAACTAAATCAAAC